ACGCTAAGTCAGGTTCATGGTGGGATAATGATCCACAACGTGCGTTAGCTAACAACTCTGTATCTTATACCGAGAAGCCAGATAGTTTGTCGTTTATGCGTGAGTGGATGGCTCTAGTGGAAAGTGGGAGTGGTGAACGTGGTATCTTTAATCGTGAAGCATCTAAGAAGCAAGCGGCTAAGAATGGTAGACGTGATCCTAACTATGAGTTCGGGACGAATCCTTGCAGTGAGATAATCTTGAGGCCAGCACAATTTTGCAATTTAACGGAAGTAGTTATACGAGCAACAGATAGTGTTGATGACTTAGAACGTAAGGTTAGGATAGCTACAATACTAGGTACTATACAATCATCATTTACTAAGTTCCCATACCTACGTAAGATATGGCAAAAGAATACTGAAGAAGAAAGACTACTAGGTGTGTCTATGACTGGTATTATGGACAACCCTATAATGACAATTAAAAACAAAGGATTGGAGAATACACTTGGACATCTCAAACAGATCGCTGTCGATACTAATGCTACTTGGGCTAAACGCCTTGATATCCCTGTCAGTACTGCTATCAGCTGTGTTAAACCAAGCGGTACTGTCAGCCAACTGGTTAACAGTAGCAGTGGGATTCACGCTCGTCACTCAGCCTATTATATTCGCACTGTACGCGGAGACAACAAAGACCCGTTAACAAAGTTTATGATGGATCAAGGTATACCTAATGAGCCTGATGTAATGAAGCCTGATGCTACTACAGTATTTAGCTTTCCTATGAAAGCCCCAGAAGGAGCAGTAGTTACTGCTGATATGTCTGCTATAGAACAACTAGAGATGTGGTTAGCTTATCAAAGATCATGGTGTGAGCATAAGCCTAGTGTGACTATTAATGTTAAGAAGGATGAATGGTTTGAGGTAGGAGCGTTCGTATATAAATACTTTGATGAAATGTCAGGTGTATCTTTCTTGCCGTTCAATGAACACACATACCAACAAGCACCTTATCAAGACTGCTTACCTACTGATTATCATATACTTTTAGATCAGATGCCTAAAGCTATTGACTGGTCTAAGTTATCAGAGTATGAACAAGAAGACAACACAGCAGGTAGTCAGACTTTAGCTTGTTCTGGGGACAGCTGTGAAATAGTAGATCTAACGTAAGGTAATTTATGGCTAAGTGGAATTTAGAAAAACAACAACAAGAAATGGGTTTTGACCCAGTTAATAAACCTGCTCACTACAATCAAGAAGGTGTCGAGTGTATTGACTACATAAGACAAGTCTTAGGTACTGATGGTTTTATATCTTACTGTCATGGTAACATGATTAAGTATCAACATAGGTATAGGTATAAAGCTAACCCTGTAGAAGATATGAAGAAGGCAGAGTGGTATCTTAAGCGTATGAATGAAGCATTAGCGGAGAAACATAAATGACAATAAACGAAGGAATACTGCTAGGTAATCTAGCTCTATCTACTTACTTAGTGTGGATCATAGCTAGGTTAAATCAAGACATAAAAACCTTGTTCGAAGGTCTAGCAATCACTATGGATGCAGTGGGTGTTAAGTAGCCCTGAGAGGCTTAAAAAGCGTGGTGTGACAGAGGTTAGAGCTTTTCATAGGCTAACCTACCTGCGAGGGAATTAATAGGTTCACACCACAAGTATAGAATCAAAAAAGCCGTAGGCGTCCTTGAGTGGATACCTACGGCTTTTTTATGTTTACTTCTCAATCATCTTGAGAGCTTGTCTTAGTGTTTCTTTGTTACGCCTTGACCATCCTCGACCAAAGTGTTTGTAGTCGTCTAGACTTTCGTAAAAGGATTTACGTACTGTGTATACGTAGTCTATAATAAACTCAGGATCTTTCTCCATTATTAAACCTACAGTTTGTTTTCCTATAGCTCCATCAACTGTAGCTCCTACAGCACGTTGTACTGCTTTAGCAGGTCTACCCGAACCAGAATTCACAGCCCAATCGAAGCACGCCCAGTCTAAGCCCGATGGAAGCGAATCGCCTTTAACTCGATCCCAGTAGTTCTTTTTGTATATTGGAGCTACATCTTCTGGAGTTAAGTCTCTCATTTCTTGTTCAGTAGACTCTCTATCAATCCACTTGTCGTATACTCTCTTAGTTACACCTAAATTAGTCATACCCCCAGAATCTCGGCTATCATTTACGTAGCCTCCTTCGTGTTCAAGTAACATATGTAGGCATTTATCAAAGTTATTCTGCATGTTTATTTCTTTCCAAAGTATTTACTTACACCACGCATACCAATGCTGGCACTTACAATACCACCAAGGGAATACTGATACCAGTCAGGCATAATCTCTAGTGCAGTAAAACCTGCTTGTACTATCTGATTACCCCAGTCCCCACAGAACGCTAATATTAATGGGATAGAAAAGAGTAGGGTTATCCACTCATCCTTCCAGCTATTCTGCGTAGCTTTCATTGCTTCAATATCCCAGTCTATTTCACCTGTGGCTATCTTCATCTTAGTTTCAGCTTCTGCTTTCTTTACAGCAGTCTTACCTTCGATCATAGTACCAGCTAAATTAGCTACTTGACCTATTAAGTTTAGTCCTAACATCAGTAGTCATCCTTCTTCTTAATATTAGTAAAACCAAAGAAGGCAGTAACGATACCAACAACTGCTATACAGTATGTAGGAGCAATAGCAGTTAAGTTGTTTGCCGCAACTTCTTGTCCTAGTAAGTTACATATAATAATCATAACAGGATATAGTAGTAGACCTGCTAACGAGAACCACACCATCTTACGTTGTTGGTCACGCTTACTGTTCTCATCTTCTATCTGCATCCTTTTGTCGTCTAGTAGTAAAGCATCCCACTCAGACTTATCTACTGAGCCGTTACCATCTTTATCTGCCTTGTCAAACTCTGACATAGTGTACTCCTTAGTTTAGAGGGTTATCTACGAGTGAATCGTAGGCTTTCCATATATCATTTATTTCCGTTTGATATAAATCCAGCTTATCACCCAACGTATCGGTAATGCCAGTCGATCTCTCAACTTGCGAGCGTAAGTCCAGAAGTTCTTTCTGTTGTTCCAGTATTGTTTGCATTTGTGTGCTAATCGTCGATAACCTTGTGTTAAGACCTCTAACGTCATTATCTGCCACCGCCTGTTCTAGTGCTTGTATTCGGGAGTTAAACTTTGAAGCTCTGACATTAAACATATCAGCCTCAGTTATTACTAATTCAATTCCTGTCTCTACATCGTAGAAACGCTGTACTGTGTCGTAACCGTAGTATATACCCCCACTAAGTGCCGAGAGAATGGGTAGAGCCGCCGCAATGTACCAGCCTTTAAATGTAAACCCACCTACTTTTACCTCTGATTCTTCAATCATGTTTAGCCTTCACTATTAGCTAATGATCCATGTTGCATTATATATGTAGCCGCACCATAAACATCATCTGCTTCTTTCATTTCATCTGTTAAGTAACCATTCCAACCTGTAGCATTACCATAGTTATCCCAAGTAATAACAAATTCGTCTATGCTTTGTGTGTACGTTAAAGCGGAGTAGTTACCTATAATAATACTATTCTGTGCCGCATAACTATCTATAGAAGCTGTTAAACTGTCACTGTTAGCCGCCGCCATGAAAGCACCTGCTTGTTGTGCATAACCTTCTACAGAATCTAGAGCTTGGTTGTATGTAGCAACCTCTTGTGTATCTATAGAGTATTCATCTGTAGCAAGCATTTCTTGTAGTGCTACTTGTTCTGGTGCTGTGTCAGCTTCAGAGGCTACCTCAGCTACACTTGTGGCTGTCATTAGTACTGACGTAGCATCCCCAAGTGTGTCTACTGCTAGAGCTAAGTTATTCATAGCCGCAACGTGTTCTTGTATAAATAATTGTTCTGCTGTAGTGGCTGTAGCGTAGTCATGTTCCATAACCGTATCTACTGCATCCAAGTAAGCTGTAAGCATTGCGTTTGATATGTGTCCATCATCTAATGAGCCATCTACAATTACTCCACCCACTTCAGCGTATCCTGTAGCACCAATACCTAAGTCTACAGACAACTGTAATCTGTTATCTATAATATTTATGCTATCTACTAACGCTTGGAGTTTCTCTTCCCCCGTCTGTGCGTTTGCTTGTCCTGAAGCGGTCACTAAGACTGAGCTTACTAACATTGCTTTTACTAGTTGATTCTTCATTTACTTCTAGTTCCTCTCCTACCTTTAACAAGGTGTCCCAAAATAATTTATTGTCTTCATATCCTACTACATAGATAGCAGGGTTTTCTCTGTATTTAAGTAAGGCGTTCTTACCCATTAATAGTTTACCAGTACTAAAATCATTTACAGGGCATGGTGTATTTGCTAAAACCATAGCCTTAAAAACTTCTGGGGATGCACACAAAATACTTATACCTGATATCTGTAAACCTAGACCACCAACCTGCTGAGGTGCGCCAAGTAGTCTAGCGTTCTTTCTTCTATTGCAGTAAGGGTCTTGTTCCATAGTACCACTAGATAAACCAAACATAGTTATCTGTATACCTGTAGTAGTAGGTAGTAAACAAGAATCAGATCCACCACCACCCATAACTGTAGGAGCTATAGAAGACATAACAGGAGCTTGATCCCCTGCTCCAGTAGCATTGTAATTATTGGTAGTACTATTACTATCGTTGTTACTGTCTACAGTACTTCCATCGTAGTTATTATTAAAGTCCCCAGTAACATCATTCCCTAGTACATTCGTCACCAAGAAGATCTGCAATACTATCGTCCATACACATAAGTTGTATAGCCGCTTTTTCTTTTCCAATAATAGCAAGTGTTTGTGCATTTAAATTTCTCTGACAGTTGGGTTCATTGTTAGTACATACAGAAGGGTACTGGATTACCGTTGAGGAGCAACCCGATAGTAACATAACAGTGATGATTAAAGTTTTATTCACTTTCTTTCGACAAGCCTATCTAGCTTTTCCTCTATCCTATCAAACTTGCTCATAATTTGACCAAGGACTTGATTTGAGTCAGCTTTAGTAACATATTCTTCTCTAGTCCTGTTTAAGAGTATACGCAGTCTACTTAATTCTACTACATAACCTCTTAGTACAAAACCAATAAAGCCAATACCTAGTGTTAGTACACTATTCCATATGTCTGTCATTTCCATCATCTAGTTGCCTAAAGCCATGAACATCATAGTTTGGTTACTA